CTTGCATCACCTGCCGGGGTCATAACAACAAATTTTGCATAATCTTTCTGATATTCCAAATATTTTTCCGAAATATGCGAACTATCTGTTACTACCATTCGATTAAACCACGGGGTTATATCTCCCTCGAAATCATTCAGTACCATATTGGTTGGCGTTTGTGATTCGGTAGGATATATAATAACCGCAAATTCTACTGCATCAGCCGGAATAACAAAAGTTTTGGTTGCCTCGTGGATTCCGCTTACTACATCTTCCGAAATAAACAATCTGTCTGCAATGCTCCATCCTGCATTAAATTGCGGTTGGTCATTGTTAATACTAAGTAATTCCGGGGACGGTGCGACCGCTTCCGTTCCGGTGTACTTCATCAAAGCAACAACAAAAGAGTTTTGTTTATCCGTAATCTTAACCGTTGCTTTATAATTTTTCCCCTTAAGTACATGGGTATCAAATCGGCTGTACTTCTTAAACAAAGAAAATACGGGTAAATCCTTTCCGTTATCTTTTACAACCAACTGATTGTTTGAAATACTTACTTTTGCGGCTGTTTTAACAGACAAATATGTATTATCGCCGAAATACATTACATCATTATTGACGTCAATTTCCGGTTCGTCAAAAAACAAAGCCCTTGAAAGGTTCAAAGAGTTGTAACCGTAATATTTATTATTCATTTTGATTTGATACCCGGTAAACGCCATAAATGCTAACAATGCCTTTCCGACTCCATAGTCTTTGCCTACTGACTGAATCAACACACATGAATTTGCCCCAATAGACAATAATTCTTCATTCGGGAAATTGGTTTCTATACGCAAATGAACATCAGTAAATGCCTTTGCTTGACACTCTCCCAAATACAATTCTTTGCGTTGTTTGTCGCCTGCTTTATAGTCAATCTGAACCGCCATAGGGTTGCCGTTTACATCTAATAACGTTTGGTCGTTATCGTCAGCAAATTCAAGTCTAACCCAACCGTCCTGCGTAATTCTGTTATCCCCATATTGCGTTGGCTCAATATACAAGCCAATTAAAAAGGTTGTTCCTCCGGATATATTGGGGTCGTCCTGCGGGTCAATATCTTGTATAACGAAAGATTTCTTTTGCATATCTTGATATACAGCAATACCGCCTTTTACTTTCAAATCAGAAAACCACAATCGGGATTTTGGATATTTAGAATTTACCAATTCATCATTTCCTAACATTGCCAATATTCCCTCTGCATCTTTTCCCGGAACAACGGATAAATCAGCCTTGAAAATCGGGTCTCCATCGGGTGTTTGTCCGTTTCCCATTTGCGAAATACGAACCGTTCCATCCATACTTCCGACCTCTGTTGCTTTAAATGATTTTTTTGCTATTTTATCATTAAACAAAAATGGAACATTTCCCAAATTTACATTTGCTTCGTCTGTATCACTATCGTATTCAATAAAGAAAGGTTTTTTAAATCGTAAATTCTTTGTCTGCAACACAATATTTCCCTGCTCATCGCTTGTTGTTAGGCTGCTATCAATAGTTTTATACCACGGAATAAAATCCCACGTATTTTCGTTCTGAATAGGCAAAAAAATACCTGCAATCCCATTGCTTGTAACGGTTATTGGTGTATTTGCCCCATCAATACTTTCTCCGGCTGCCGGGCTAATTATTGCCTTGTAATTGGCTGCCCCCGGTTCTTGTATAAGTTCCAAAATGATAATTCGGTTATCCGATACGGGCGGCAATGTCTGTTGAATTGTTTGGTTGTTGCTCATCTGATAAACCAACAACAAAGTTGTACTTTTGTTGTACGGGTCTGTATTCAGATTTACCCCCTTTTGTACCTCTTGGCGGTTGGCATAGAATAACGCCTTAATCTGCTCGTTTGTCTTTCCTGCTGTTGCCGGGTGCGCTGTTTTAGACAATGCAATAAAAGCCGCATTTTGCTTAATCATACGGTCAAACTCTGTTGGGCTTATTGGGTTCTTTGCGTCTGCCAATCCTGCCGCCAAACCTTTTTCTTTGAGTTTTGCCAAATCTACGTCCGCTAAATCATTCTGAGCAAAATTACCGTCCTTTGCTTTTTTCTCAAAGTCTTTTGCATCAACATTTGAAAGGTTTTTGCTTGCCCCGCCCAATGCCGCCAGCGTTGCGGCAAACGCCGGGGTTTTTACATACTTATCCAAATAATCTTTAATCCATTGTTCGTCCGCTCCTGCCGGAACCCACGGAATTTGTGCTGCATCATTAATTTCTATTGGCAAATATACATCAACCCACATTGCGCCCTGTCTATCTGAAAGAAATGTACCTTTCTGAACCACTTCAACGCCCAATTTCTGTTGGTTCTCTGAAATGTATGTTCCGGTTATTGCTTTTGCATCGCCCAAAAAAGTTTGCGTATAAACCTGCATTTGCCCCAAACCCAAAAGCGGAACGATATTAAACAACAACATATCGTTCTGAATCTTACAATTGGTGCAAACCCCTTTGTTTACCTCAAATTCAAACGGCTTACCGCTTCCGGTAAAAATCGAACCTTTGACGTGTACGGAATCCGCCTTAATTGGGGCGTTGTTCTTATCCCGGAACATCATCATAATAATTTGGCTACTGCCTGCTGATAATTGCTTTAATTGTGCCATAATCATTTGAATTTTTTCTTGTTAATACTATGTTTATCATTAATCGCCTTTATTAGCTTTTCGGCTTCTTCTTTCGTTATACACTTGACTATTTCCGCCGCCATATCTATTGCCTCAACTGCATTGCTTTGTTTGAGTTCGTAATTCTCTTTCATGCTCCAACCCTCCCTTAATAGAATACCCAATGTCAGTAATACAACAAAAAATGGAATACTGTAAAAAGGAAAAACCATAAGTCCCAAAACATCAATCATCAATACGTATAAAACTAAACGCAAATAGTCTATGATTTTTTGCCCGGTTTTCCGCATCGGGTGGCTGCTTAATTTTTCTTTTCTCGCTTTCACGGCTTCGTATGCCGTCCAAAAATCAAAGAATGTCGCAAATACTACAAAAACACAACATACAAAGATTATTATCAAACAAACTTTCATGTCGTGTTGAATGAAATAAAAATACTTTTCCATCGTTTTTTTTAATTGTGGTGCGGATTGTTCCGCACCGGGTTAAACTTTGCATATTTTGATAAAATATTTTTTTTCAAATATTCCCTAACAACAAAAACCTTTGTTGGTGTTACATAACAAATAACGGGCTAACCGTTGAAATGGCAATAATACGCCATTGTTCCCAACTAAAAATTTTATCCATATCGTCCATAAATAAAGAGTTAAGGGGCGGCGGTAAACCGCCCCCGTTTTGGTTATTGCTTTATAATCTCGCACAACATAAATTCCGTGCGGTTGTCAACCGTGGTTGTTCCGTTGATAATGTTACGTTCTTGCATACTTTCCAAATGGTTAAATCGGTACGGGGCGACCTTTTTATTGTCGCCCCTTTCCTCGGTTAATTATTCAACTAATGCGGCGTTGTTGACTACTATGTTGCCACTTTTTGCCGTCGGGCTTCCGCTATCCGTGCAATTGTTCAATTCAATACGGGCGTTATTGCCGCACAAATACCCGTATTGTGTCCCGTTCAAAGATATACAATTTACGAACTTACCAAAATTTTCATCATTCACGGACTTATCGCCAGAAACGTAAAAATTATTTTTGTTGTTCTCACAAATGCAACCAATCACGAATATTTGCGAACCTCTGCCGCCCTCCTCCGCCGTTGCGCCTCCAACTAATGCGATACCGTTATTAACCTGTTTACGGCAATAGGCGTTATATATCGTATCTTGGCAACCAAAAGCGGGCGTTAATCCGGCTTTTACGTTGTATTCAAACAATCCGCCAATAATGGTTGTTTCGCAACGTTCGTGGTCGCTATATCCGTCGTCGTTATTGTCGTGGCTCCAACAATCAATCATCGTTGCAACGGTATGTTTCGCCAATGCCGGGCCAGCCGTTGTGCTGTGTGCGTTGAACCCGTCCCCGGTACTCGAACCGCTAAACGCCCGTGTCGCTTCGCATCGTATCAATTCCACACCAATTGCCGCCTCCCATGACCACGCACCGCCGCCAAATGCGTATTTTGCTGCGCAATCAATCGCCCGTCCGCCGTGGCAAAACCTTAACGAAATTGAACCGTACCAACATTCAATATTAACCATTTCAAAAGCAACGGAACCGTCATTGCCGGAAATACCGGAACCGCCCGGAATGTAAACCGGGTTGGTGGCTAACGTTGTACCCTCTTTGATTTTGACGTACAACATTTGTGCGTCTGTATCATAAAAGAACGTGTAACCCTCGGACGTTTTCACGGCATCCAACGACGTAACACGGGTTATCTTTGTGCTATCACAACGGTACGTTTTCCCACGTTGTAACGGGTGGCGTTCGTTGTCCGGTATCAACGTACTTTCGTCGAATACCTCATGTTGGAACAATTGGAAATGGTCGGCAGCTGAAAAGGACGACAACGGGGTTTGGTAAACGTTCGTTGTACCCGCAACTAATGTTCCGCTATCAATTTTTGTTCCGCAAATGATACGGTTAACTAATCCACGTTTACCGATAAGACGGACGGAACGTTGGTTTGACTTGGTTTTGATATTCAAACGTTCGGTCGTGTCCCCTATCAATATAATTGTTGTATCAACGCCTGTTTTGGAAAATGCGGCGGCAAACGTCGCTAATGCGGCACTTTCCGTCGTGCCGGGGTTCGTGTCGTTTCCGTTGACCGCATCCACGTAAACAACGGCGGCGGTTGTGTTTACAGTTGTCCCGCGCTTTATGCTTTGGCGTTCCCATTCGCTCAATTTGTTTATTTCGCCTTTTGTCAAATAGTTGTCGCCAACCGATATTGCCGCACCAACGCCACTAATTTGGAAACGTATCAATATACGGGTTGTATTCTTCGGAATTGTGCCGGATTGAGTACAAAAACCGCCTGCACTTAATTGTAACGCTAACCGGGAAATCTCGGTTGAATCATTGTAAAATATGCAATACATTGCGGCGGTTGTTGCACTACTTACAACCACATTATCCGCACCGTAACCGATAACGTCGCCAATCTCAAACGGACTATCCGCCAAATTGAAATCATATCCAATAAATGCAGTAGTTCCGGCATTGTTCACCGTATAAGACAACGTTGTGCGTGTTCTTACAACATTCATTGCTGAACCCTGTAAATTAAATTCGTTGTAATACGGGGCGTAATTAATTGTTTTAATGGGAATATCTTTTATATCTTTTACCTTTTTCCATGCGTTCCACGCCTGTTTTGCGAACATACCGAACGGGGTTACATCTTGACCCGTCCACATCATACAACGGTAAATCGTTAACGGCTGTGTACCTTTTCGGTTGTCGAATGTTACACGGCAACGGTTGGATAACGTCGAATGTCCGGTTACATTGTAAAAAGATACCCAACCGTCAAATTGCGGGTCGGCCGTTAATTGAACGGCTGAACTAAAGGCACCCGACGTTGTAGGGTCAAATGCCACACTTAACAAATGACCTGTACCCGGCGCACTAATTTTCATTAATGCGTTAAGATAATCCGTTGTTGGATTATATGGGAATTGCGACAAATCCAATAAAACCCCTAAAAACGAACCCACGGGCAAAACAATACGGTCGGCGTAATATTCCGGCATTCCTTGAACGGAAACACCTTGTACGCCCTCCAATTCATTAATATTCGAACCCGCCTCAATAAACGGGTCGGGGTAAAAGTTGGTTGCGTCCCCCATACCGTCCGGCAAACCCATTTCCCCGGTTGTCGGAGCTTCAAACAATACATTTACAGACGTGGCGGTTGTTTTGGAACCGTAAAAAATCGTAAACCCGTAATAATTTTCGGTTGGCGTTACGGTTTTCGTTGCCCCGTCGGGCGTTAACGTCATGGAGCCAATAATGCCAAATGTTCCGTCGGCTTTAATACCCTGTATATTTACCGATGCGTTGCCTCCAACGGGCGTTAATGTAAATTGGTATGGTTGACCCGCAACCAAAAATGTACGCACCTTTTGGGAACCCGCATTTGACCCCATTACAATACCCGTATCCGTGTACGCATAACGTCCGGTTGCGTTGATTTGGTTTGTTGTGTTCGCAAGCGCAATAACGCCGTCCGAACTCATGCCGATAACAAATTTACCCCAATTGGTCTTCTCGTTGTATAATATTGCCAATTCGCCGGGGTTTACGGTTAAATTTGCCGTCCCGTATTGGAAATTTACATAATTCCCCGCCGTATAAGCGATATAAAAAACGTTACCGTCCGGCGTGCCGGGATTGGTATTTTTATTTGCTATGCCAACAAAGGTTCTGTTGGCTCCCACGGTTGAAACAATCGTGTTCAACACGTTTTGCATTATTGCCCCGGTAATTTCTTGGTTTCCGTTTGTCTTAATAACGTTGGCAATCGCTTGTTTTAATTGTTCGTAATTTCCCATAATCTAATTAATTTAATTGTTGTCAAAATCATTATTGAAATCGCCGTTGAAATCTCCATTATTATTGATAATATATCCACGTCCTATTTTCTTAACGACGGTATTTGTTTTAAACTCAATTTCCACGCTCGCCAAATCCCCCTGCGTTTGCCATTTCGGGGTAATTAAAAACGTGTCGCAATCGTATTCCCTGCCGTATTTATCCGTTATATGAATGTAATCAGCCATACGGATAAAACGCATAACGTCGCAAAGGAACTCCGGTGCCAATATCGTACATTTAAACGTTTTGACTGATATTTGTTTTTCCGGAAAAAAATACCCGTCCCGTTCTTCGCCGTCCTCTTCAAATTCATAATCCGGTTTTCCTAACTCTGTACAAAGGTACAATGTATTTTTGAAATCCGGGTTTTTATATACTATTTGCCCGGCGTCAAATACCAAATTTTCAATATCCCACCATTGTATTTTTAAGTAACCGGAAACATCTTGTACGACCGTGAACATTTCAGAATACCACGTTTGCACGCCATCCGATAACGTCATATAATATATTCCGTCCAACTGATTTAATGGCATGGGTAATATTGACGGGTACAATATAACATCATAACCCAACGTTTGAAACCGGACAATCTGCAATCCGGTTTCTTTCATATACGTTGTTATGTTTGCAACTTGCTTTCCGGTCTTTTCATACAATACCACTGACGTAACATTGTTTGACCGTGTGTTTCTCATTATCTGAAACGGTAACAATCTATCAGCCGGGGCAAATAACGGGTAAATTGCGCCGTATGCGTAACTTTTTCTGTGGTTCTGTTCATTTATTGACGTGTACCACGGTAAAACACTTATGTTGTTATTCTGTATCATATTTCAACGTTGCTTTAATATTTCGACTACACAAATTTACCGAAAATTTATCAACTTGACCGTTACCGATATATGTTTTAACTAACTGCATCGGGTTTGGGTCTGTGGTTCCTGCCGGGAAATTCAATGTTTGTTTCTTTTTACGTTCCAATCCTCCCAAAGCATAATATTGGGAATTATTTATTTTGAAATTCCGTGCGGGCATATCATAAACCCAATATGTCGGTTGTATATTGATAAACGCTAAATATCCATTTTGCAAAAAATATTCTACGCCATCAACGGTTTGTCTTGTAAACGGCAATTCCAATTGTCCACCTCCGGACGGCATAACCGCCGCAAACAATGCGAATCCATCCAAACTAATTGCACCGGGGTTTAACAACATCAAATCAATATCGGACGTAAAATTGGAAATATTTATTTCTTCTATCTTTCCGGCTGTTACATATTTGGACGTAATTTCTATTGGTAAACCCTCAAATGGTGTTGTTACATCATCCATCCACTCAAATTGATAACGTTCCGGCATTTCTACTTTGTCAAATGAATATTCAGACGTTGCAAAAGCTATTTTTTTGCCGTTCCTAACGTTTTCTAATTGTGTTAAATCATAATCAATAATCGGGTTATATCCATACGAACCGCCATTTCTAAACCAACTTACCTGTTCAATTTTAAATTTTCCGTCCTCAATATACCAATAACATTTGTAAATATCCCGTAACATCGTCATAATCTGTTGTAATGTAATCGGGGCTTTTTGCGCCGGGGTTTTATATTCGCCATTAATGATATTACTTTTCTGACTTATTAGCAACTTAAATGACTGCCCGGAAATAGGATTGTTTGTGTTATAAAGAAATTGGCTGTATTCCGGCGTCGCTTCATGCGTTATTCCGGGCGCAAATTCTTTTAATAGCACATTGATACATGACGACAATGTAAACGCATCACGCAAAGTATATGCTTTTCGGGCTTTTTCCTCTAATATCCAATCCATCAGATAAAACCCAAACCATAACGACGCATAACGCCACGTTGACCGGGCGATTGGATAAAACGTTTGTCCGTATATGGAATAAGGCGGCGCAAAATACTTTCCGTTGTCCGCTAATCCCCACTCGGTCGGGGTATCTGAAAAGTTGTTTGAAATAAACGCCACGTCGATTGCGTAACCAATCGCACGCCTATAATTACGGTTATTATCAACTATATCATCGGCGGGCAATGGATATGTATTAAGGTCGTCGATTTTCTCCACGTCGCACAAATACCGGGCGTATATATTATAACTTTTCATATCGGCGTGCATCGTACCCGTTGCTCCGGAACCCTCAACGGCGGTTAAATCAAATTCCAACGTATCAAAAGGTTCTTGCGTTGTCTTTGTATACCGGAACATTGCCACATCATCAGAACGGCGGCGTATCTCAACACCTGCTAGCCCAATAGGTAGCCCACCCGCAACTCGTTTTTGTGCAATATGGATATAATAATTTACATTTAATTCCGGGTATAAATCTCCCATAAATTCATCAGGACTTGCACCCGTCGACATCCGCCCACTATAAAGCCCGGATATTACCGCCGGGGAACCTTGCGACGTAATTTGTATTTCTTTCAAAATATTACATAGTGCAAAATGATAGGTTTGTATTAATGCGTTTTGGTCAGTCGTGGCGTTTGCGTCTTGTTCCCAATTCGTGCCGCCCAAAAAGCACGAAACAATACTATCTCCGGGAACGTATATTTGTATCAATGGGCGTTTTCTTATTGTAAGAAATTCGATTTGTGGGGCTAACTCAATTAAATTGTATTCCTTTTCCAATCCTGCCAAAACGTCGTTGTATTGGTCTATTGTTTCCGGCTGTACCGTAACCAATTTATCATCATCATTAAACGTACAATCCGTTTTCATAAACTTTGCTTTATAGTATTGATTGTATGTTTGTCCCCAATCATCGCTTTTTTCGATATATAGGAAAAATTCAGAATCAAACGGGGCGTCATTGATAATATCGTAATCAGCACGGACAAAGTTTATTTTACCGGACAATTTAGCCCGGTAAAACCTTTGATTTGTTTCCAACTCATAATCCAACGTTAAATCATCCTTATAATTGGGGCGGACGGTTTGTTTGGTTCCGTCCTCCCCTATCTGCAAAAAGAATCTATATTTTGGTGTCATAGTCTTTTTATTTTACGTTTCAAATTCTTGTAACTTTCAATCGTATTTCCGTCGCCATCCACGTAAACCCGTCGTCGGTTCTGTTCCTTAATTTCCCTTACATCATCCGACAAATTGCGTAAATCCGGGCTTTGTCCGGTAACGTTTAACGTCAAACCGTCGCCGTCTGAATAGGATTTTAAATACTTGTGTGCAAATGTACCATTGTTTAGCGAATTGATAACGTCCGGTATTATCTTTCTGAAACGGCGTGAACTTCGTTTATTTATCACGGCGAAAAATTCGCCTCCCTCGGCACGCCGGCGGGTTCCGTCCGGTTTTGTACCTAAATCAATATCATTTCCGCTTTGGTGCGAACCGCCCTCCAAAAGTTCAACGGTACCGTCGCCGTATGTTTCCGTTCCTCCGGTTTCTCCGGTCTGTTTTGCCAATTGCGCCGCCTTGATTTTAGACGCTGCAAAACTCGCCCACATTACGGCAATTGCAGGTATTGCAAACGGGAAACCTAATTGCGACCATATCAGCGCCGTTGCTGTTACCATGTTTCCGATTTGCTGCAATGTTTGTATTGCTGCCTGCTGTTTTTGCGCTTTCTGTTGTTCTTTCAACGCTTTTTCTTGGTTTTTCTTTGCCAAATCCAACTCCTTTTGCGCTTGTACAACATTATTGGCGTACCCGTTTGCCCTTGCTTCCAATTCTGCATCCAACGCCGATTGTGCGGCGGAAACCTCTTTATCCGCTTGCTCAACGGCTGCATCTGCTGCGGCAACACGTGCCGCCGTGAATGTATTTAACGCATCCAATGCGTATTGCATAGACGTATTAATTGCCTCTTTTTGGTCGTCGTCCAAATTAAGCCCAAACAAACCGTAAATGTCTGTTCCTCGTTCCTCCCCTTTGGATTGCTCAATTTCTTGGTCTATTTTTTTAATAGTGTTTTGAATTGTTTGTACCTCAACATCAGACAATTTATTGGCGGCTTGCTGATTTAATTCTAAAACCTTTTGCAAACGTTCCTTTTCTGCTTGCAAACGGAATTGAGTTTTCCGGGCTTCTGAATTTCTCAACAAATCAAACTCCGATTGTGCCAACGCTTGTTGTTGGTCGAATATCTGTAATTGCGCTTGCAAATATTCGTCCGCAATTCCGGCTCCCTTTGCGTCAAAACTTGCATTAATCGCCGCGGCGTCCTGCTGTTGCCCGGTCGGTTTCTGTTGGTTCTGTAATAATGCGGTTTGTCTTTCGTTTTCCAACAACTGCATCCGCAATTGTTTTTCCTGCTCGCTTCCCTCTTTGACTGCTTGCAAACGTAATTCAATGCTTTCTTTCTGTAACGCTAATTCCTGCAATTGTCGGTCTTGTTCGATTTTCAATAACGCCTCGGTTTGTTGCTGTTCCAACGCCGTAATTGTGGCGTTTATCGCTTGACGTCCGGTTTCGTTCAAATCCTTTTCGGTCTGCAATTGGTGTTGTAAATCCTCAATTTGGCGGGAATACTGATATTGCGTTTGTTGGCGACGCTTTGCCCATTCGTCGGTTTCCAACTGCAATTGTGCATCCTGCAATTTTCGGGTTGCTTCCAAATTCTTTTTGTATGCCGCCTCAATTTGTTTTGCTTGCTGTTCTGCTGCCTTTCCCGCATCGCTTTTACCCATCGGCGTTACGGTTGGGTTCTGTGTTGTTACGGGTTTGTTCCCGGTCGGTTCTTTTGGCGTATCTCCTACGGAAACGGGGATTGTTATCGGCTTTATTTTCTTTTGCATATCATCCAACCCCTCTTTGAAATTTTGGGTAATGTCCTTTACTTGTGCTTTTACCAAATTTCCGTATGCGGCTGCATAATCTGACAATCCTTTTTTAACGTCGTCAAAATCCAACGTAAACGCTCCCTTTAATGCGGTTCCGGTTGCTTTGACTATATCAATAAAGAATCCAAACAAATTTCCCAACGTATCAAATGTTGTTTTGAATCCGGCAACAATCCCATTCCAAATTGCACGTATCAAAACACTTTCATTGTACAACTCAATAAAGTAATTGATTATATCAATGACCCCTTTTATTATTGCTGTTAAACCTTGATTTACGAAAACTTTTGCCTGCGTTGTCAACGTTTCAAAATTCCCGCCGGTTGCATCAAACAACCCGGATAATGCGTTTTGCAACTCAATTTGGCTTTGCATTTGTTCCTCTTGCAATTGTCCTAACAATCCGGCTTTCCCTTTTACTTCGTCCATGTTTGTTGAAATATCTTTCAACGTGCGCAAATACTGCAATCCTGCATCCTCTCCGGGACCGCCGAAAATATCAGCAATTGCCGTTCCAACCTGCGTTGCGCTGTCCGGTAATTCATTCAGTTTTGCCGAAATATCACGCATTACATCAAACGTTGTTTTGGCTCCGGTCTGCAAATCCTTTTGTACTTGCTCCGACGAAATACCGATTCCGTCCAAAGCCGCCGCCGTTGCTGTCGTCATTTCTCGCAAACGCAAATTTGCCTCCTTAATTGCGTCAACGCCTTTGTCCGAAAAGATACCCATTTTGTTTGTTTGGGCTACAATCGCAACAAATTGGTCTGCTGATATTCCAGCCTCTTTGAAATATGCCGGGTATTCTTTCAACGTGTCTAAAAATTCCCCGTTCGCATCGGCTCCGGACAAAAAACCATCCTTAACCAACTGCAATGCCTCATTTGCAGAAATACCAAATTGTTTTGATAATGCGTTTGTTGCAATCAATGTTTCCCGGAAATCTGCGCCGAACGAATCTGCGACGGCTTGCACCTCATTTCTAAACGCTTTCAAATCATCGCCACTTTTCCCGGTAAATTGTTGCGTCAATCTCGTTGCCTCAACTAACCCGGCGTTATAATCATACCACCATTTGAACGCCGCACCCGCCGCCGCTACTCCGGCAATTGCCAAAAATACCGGGTTAGCCATCAATGTAAGCAAAGTTTTTCCCAATGCTTTTGCACCGTCGCCCATCGCCGTAAATACGCCTTTTGCTTCTTCGCCTCCACGCCCCAACGCCAAAAGACTTTCGCCAAATGCACTATTCAAACCCAAACTTTCTTTCAATCGGTCGCCATACGCAATAATTGCGTCGGACGCCTCCGTATAATTTCCGACGTTCAATTGAAATTTCCCGGTTGCTTCCTGCAAACGTTTCATTTCTTCGTATATTTCTTTGGTTTGTGCAACCAATTTTCGCCCCTCCTCGGTGTTTTCCCGTTCGGCTTTAGTCATGTTGTTTAAATAAATCTTATTCAATGAATATTGCGCCGATAAACGGTTATAACTACCCTCGGCGGATTGATTTATTTTGATAATCAATTTATTTATTTGGTTTGCTTCCTGCTTTGCCAAATTCAACTCCGCTAATTTTTTGGCGGCGTCGCTTTCAGCAAACGCCAATTCTTTTTGCGCACGTGCCAAACGGTCGGCGTCGTCGGCGGCTTTCTTTGTCTTTTTCCGCCCGTCCTCCGTGGCTCCGGAAACCTTTTGCAATGTAGCCGCCAATTGAATCGCCTCGGCTTTGATACTTGCCAATGCGTCCGTATATGTGTCTTTTAACTCGGTCAATTGTTTTATTAATTCCTCAATTGAGTTATCCGGCTTTACTAAATCGCTGTATTTTATCGGTTGATTATCTGCCATAGCAACTATTATTTAAAGTTATTTTCGGGAAATTTCCCCGTATTTCGATTTTTCTTTTCTCAAACGTTATTTTATTATCTGCCGGGAAATAACGCCGGAGATCGCTTTATTTTACGTTTTTCTGTTTTTGGGCTTTTCTCGCTTGTTCTTTTACATACTCAAATGCGTTGTAATATTCCAATACGGTAAATCTTTTCGGGTCAACGTGCAAATTCTGCGACAATATCAAACACATATTTTCAAATTGTTTGTCGTATCGTATTTCTACGCTGTCGGCTCCCGAAAATGATTGCGGATTGAAATACGTTATCAACTCTGCTGTAATTTCGTCAATTCTTTTTGCATCCGTTTCGGTTGCTTCCCCGGCTATGATTGTGCGCAATAAAATAACCGTTCTTTCTTTCAGTTGGTCGAAATACTCTTTTAATGCTGCATCATCAAATATCCGGGGAAAATACAACCGCAATTCTTCATCTATTTTTTTTTTAACCGCTTCCAAATGGGCGGTTAATTCTGCGTTCGGAACATCGGCGAACAAATCAACTATCTTTTGCAATCCGTCGTCTGATAAATCATTGCACGGGTTCCCGTCAATGCTCTTTACTAAAACCGCAAAAGATAAATACCGGGGCGAAATCTCGGATTGTATGAAATACACATTTTGGCGCATATTCTCTAACTCAACCGTCGCCAACTGCGGGGTTTTGCTGTGTGCATATCTTATCGTCTTTTCAATATGTTTATCGAAATCCGCCAAATCTGAACCAATCCCGGCGTCAACTAACAACATTTTGTTGTACTTATGAAATCGAATAATCGGCAATTCGTCTATACTATCATACAATACAACTTTCTTTCCATTAATATCAACGGTTCTCATAGCAATTTACGTGTTATCATTGTACTACAAAAGGGAACGCCCAATAATACGGGGTTCCCGGTCATAATCAGCATAAGAACGGACAAAATAACGCCCGCCCACCACGACAAACAGAAATCGCAACTAAACATCTTTGCAAAGAAATCGTTCCCGTGAACTTGTACCCATTCAATAACGCCCCATTTGCGCAATAATGTAAGCACAAAAGCCGCCAACATTGCGACCAATATAACGTAAAAAATAAATTCTTTCATAATCTTACAATTTACATGATTCTCCAATACTTAATTCTCCATAGAACCGGAACCCGCCGTACGGGTGCATTAAAAATTGGTTGTCTATTTCGTCCAAAGAAAAACCCCGGTAAATATTTTCCGCCAACTCATAGACCTTTGTTATTTTCAAACGCCCATGTTTCAGCCAAAAGCCTCCGTTCAACACGTCCAATATTTGCCGCTTAACTGCTTCTTTGTTCCGGTCGCTCGCATCGTTGAATATCTTCCGGAAATCAAACCAAAAGATAAGGGAAAACGAGGTTTTTAGCCCTATTGAAACGCCGGATTCCCAACTAACGTCCTGCGGGTCGTCAATCCAAAAAAACGAAAAATTCCCAATATTTGCATCCGGGGTTACTTCTATATAATCGTTTCGCCCTACATAAACGCACGGGGTAAAATAACGTTTCCGGTTCCCGTCATATTTAACAAGTCTTTCAGCCCGTCCAAATGCTTTGTCCAACCACGGTAAATTATCAACCAATCCGGTTTGTATATTTCCAATGATTCTGTCTAATAATTCCGGGTTCGCAATTACCGGGGCTTTGTTATTCGCTGCCATATATCGTTTTTTTTGCCTCTGTTATTAAATCCGGGAAAATATAATGCCATATAAGGATTTTAATATTTTCGTCCGTTAAACCTAAAATTTGGCGTCCATACTTTTTTATTAATTCCTCGGTTTTCCAATCCGCCGCCTTAATTTCAAATTGTTTGTCGCCAACCTCCAAATAAAAGCTACTTTGAAAATCGCCCTCATCCCTTAACGTTACCCGGTTTGTAGGCTGTCCCTTTGCCTCTTTGATTGCAATTGTTACCGGGCTATACGGGGCGTAATCCATGATTGAAACGCCCAAACGGTTAACGCCTTGTTCAAACAATTGTTCCTCGGCGTTCATATCTATTATATACGCCTCGTTGTCCCATATTATTTTTTGCACTAACCGCCCGGACGTTAATTCATCGTTGAACTTAACGACCCGTTTTAATAAGTCGTCAATTTTTCCCATTTACAATTATTCTTTGAAATTATATACAACTTTCATTTGAAATTATATATTAAACAGTTCTGTACCTAACGCCATGATTGTTACAACTCAAACAAATGCGGTCTAATCCTTGCGTATCTAACCGCAAAGCCTCATACGCTTTTTTAAGGTCATAACCCAACCCGCCGGGACGAACCCCGGACGTATTGCCGTCCAACTCATACAGAATATCGGTGCGGCTTGCATTTGACTGATTGCGGTTAACCCTAACGTTGGGATTCATTGCTAACGTTCGCAAACCTATTGCCGCAACCTGCCTTTGAATAACGGTTTGGAACATCTGCCGTTGCGAAATAATAAAGTCGGTCAAATCGCAACCAACCGTTATTTCGCAATTTAGCCCGTAATTGTGGGTATTTGTGTACATAGTATAAGCCACGTCCCATAATTCCGGGTATTGCTCGAATGTTTCCGGGGCGTCAACCTTAAACGGGGAAACCTGCAAATACTTTGTCATTTCTCGCCATATTTCGACGGAACCAATGTTGCACGTTCCGCACGGCTCCCGGCTCCAATCCTTAGATACGTTAATTGCTTCCATTCCGGCGGGTAATTCGTCTTGATTGTAGCAAAGGAACCACGACCCCCCGGCGTTGTTCTTGTCGCTTATATACGGCAAATAACAATCATTTAACGGGAACCACTGAAAACCGCCATTTGTAACGGTAAAATTCAAATCAAAAGTCTTTATTGGGTCTATCTGCGACGAATGAAACAAATACATTCTAACAACCCCGGTTCCCCCGGTCATTTGCAAACCTATCTTTTCAATTTTCGCCGTCACTCCCATTGCACGAACCGGGACAATTTCAAATCCTACCAACTTATGATTGTTTTGCAACGTCGCCCGTATGCGTCCGGCACCATCAAAGAACGTTTTTCGCTCCAACAAATTACGTGTTTCTTTGTCTAACTGCTTAATCTGTGTAAACGTCTGTATTGCGGTCGCAATTCCGTTTCGGGTCATTCTCTCCAAAAAGTCCGTCAACATATTATACGGTTTCCAATATGGGTTTCCGTAATCCTCCCGGCTGTAATCATTATTAAAATCGCTTGCCGTTGGTTCCTCTCCGGTGTTGTCAATTTTAGCAATCCAAACAATACCGTTATGGCTCACTTTCTGCCCGGCTTTGTACGGCAATATCATGTTCCATTCCGGGTATTGCAGCCCCCAATCATCCGGCATAATCGCCTCCATACTATCCAACGTCAAAAGCGGGTGCGCACCTTGAAAATACAACCCGCTTTCCGTCTGCGTTAAATTGTCGTCTATCGCCTTTGCCGGGTCGTATGATTGCTCCCACCCGCACACATTTTTTAACGCTTCGCATATTTCATTTATTCTTATCATAAAAACGCCCATTTATTTCCCATATTAGGAATTAAGATTGCAATAAATAAGGGGGCGGGGATAACCACCCCGTCCCCTCGGTTAAATAATTCGTTATGCTCCGGCGTTATGCGCTCGCACCTCCGGCGGGAAATGCTGCGGCGTTGGTAACATATACAGGCATACCCAAAGGTTCGTTTTGGTCACGTGCTGCAATCTGCGCTTTGATAATCGGATTTGCAACCTTTGTTGGGTCACTGTTATAAGCAACCAAAAAGGCAACATCAACACTAAATCCGAAATACTCCTTAACGGCGCAAGTCAAATCCTCTGTTGCTGCTCCTACTGTTGCACTTTGGTCGCCAACCGAAGTATAGTAATGTGAACCAACTGGCAAATCAATCATCGGCAAACGTACAACATCCCATTCATGGAAATTGGCACGTGTACGGCGCAATGCTTCACGGTCAACACGGGTTAACACGCCAACGTTACCATCTTCAACAGCAAAGAATGTTCCATTTTGGCTTACTTCGTTTGTCACGTTGTTTGTGTAATGGAATTTCTTTCCGGCGTATTCCAACTGTTTGTTTACGTCGTTTGTCGCTCCATGCTGCGCCAACTTGCGAACCAAACTTTCGATTCCGGCGTTGCAAACGATATGCGGCATACGTGGGTAACAATTGGCTCTCATAATTGGGTCAATGTCGCCCAAAATTTCGGTTGCCATTTCCTTTTTAACCTTGATAACGTTACCGGAAAAGTCATAATTCAATTGGTCTTTCAATATCTGCGTTTTCTGTGCTTCCAACGCTGCAATTGCGCCTTTGTCTAACGCATCAGCCAACGCACGTGTATATTTTTCCATTTTACGGTAAAAGTCGTGTTCATACGAAATTTCATTGTTCGTATAAGCCGCCGGAACCATAGTAAAACCGATTGTGTATGTTGCCCACACAACGGTATAAAGTGCGGACGTATTTTCGTCGTCCTCAATTACACATGAACGGACGTTGCCAACGGTAACATCGCCATCGTAATTGATAACCGGGATTTGCACGGTATTACCCATTGAGGCAAACGCCCTTTCCCTCAACTTTGGGTTAATAATGGAATTTGCGGCGTTGGTTTGCTCAATAAAGAAATCTAATGCGCCATACTCACACGGGCGGGTCATATTGCGGTCAAATTCCGGGTTCTGAACTCGCCAATTCTGTAATCTTGTTGCAATTAAACTCATAATGTTTTATTTTAAATTGTTATTAATGCGGGTTTACCCTTTACCCGTGGTTGTTTTATCTCTCCGGCAATGCTGCAATATTGTTGTCTTTCCATGCTTGCGCCATTGCATCCTCAAACTCTTTGGAACCTGCGGTCATTCCCTGCGCCATCAGATTGTTACTAATTGCGTCGTATGCTTCAACACGTGTTTTGCATCCTGCAACGTCAATTACTACGCTACCGCCTGCGCCTCTACCTCCCGGCGGGATTGTTCCGCCTCCCGGCTGTTGGCGTCCTTTGTCAATTATTCCCATTGCGTCCAATTCACGGGTTAACAACTCGCCCGGCGTAAATGGGTTTAACTGATTGTTCGGGTTTCTCATAATCGCCCCGGTTTCGTCCTTAAACGCCAAAATTTTGCCGCCTTTGCCATCGTCGATATATTCCGGGTTCATTCCCTTGATTTTATCGTTAGCCTGCTGCAAAATAACCTTTGTTACACTTTCCGGCAAACCTGCCTTAAATTTAAGCCCTGCGGACGCTGTTTGCAATTCGTTGTCAATCTTAATGCCGAACAACTCTTTGGCGTGGTTTTCTTTTTCTGCCTCAAGTTTTTTGTTCAACTCTGTATATTGAGTTGTAACGTTTGCCAAATCTGCTTTTGCCTGCTTTAATTGCTTTGCGGTTTCTGCATCTGCTCCACCGTCGGCAATTACTTTTTCCAAACGGGTTTTCTCTTTTGTCAATGTTGCAATCTGTGATTCCAACCCGGTAACGCTTTCCGCTTTTGTCTTAAAATCTCCCAACACACGTTTTGCGTAATCGTATGTTTTTTCAGTTCCGTTTTTCTCAACTCCGGACGCTGTCAAAATATCCGCATCCAAATTGCCGTAAATTTCCCCGGTTTTCTTTGCTATTACACTATTTTCGTCATTCTGTGATAACGTTGTAATTGCGTTAATCTGTTCGTCAGTCAAACCGGACAAAGCCGCATTCGCTACCAAAATTTCTCTTGTTAATGCCATAATATTACCCTTTTATTATTAACTCAAACTAAATACGCTCAACTCTCCGGTATTGCAATCTACCAACGCAACCTTATATGTTGGTGCCTGCGGTGCTGTTACGTCTTTCGACCATGCCAATACCTTTGATTTGTTTGTTACTTTTGCCGTTTCCGGTGTTACTACAATAACATCGTAAATTGTTCCGGCTTCAATACATTCTTTCAATTTCTTTTTTGCGGCTTCGTCTATCGTCGCAATTGGTTTCGTACTTGTAACAATCAAATTGTCCTGCTGTGCAATCTGTGCCATATCTTTATAATTTTTTGGTTTAACTTATTCGTTTGTTTCCGGTGCATCCGTTTTTGCCTCCGTGGAATCCGTCTTTGCTTCCGGTTTTTCCTTTGGTTTTCTTCCCAGCTTTGCACCCGTTTCCAACAATCCCTCGGCTTTCAGTTCTGCAAGAATTTCGGCTTTCATAGCTTCTTTCATTGCTTTTTTCTCTGCCTCTGCTGCCTCTGCTTTGGCTTTTGCACCGGCTTCGGCTTTCTTCTGTTTTTCTGCCTCCAATTTAGCCTCGTTTTCCTGCAACCATTTGTTCGGGTCGTGCATTACATCAACGGTAAAACCCTGCTTTCTCAAATTGTGCAACCCAAAAGATTCAAAGAACTTTTTGCCGAAAACCTGCATACGTGGTTTTGAAATTCTTTCGCCCGTGTCTTTGTTGAATTTCTTAACCTCAATTCGGCAATGATAACAATCTTCCTCGCCCTTTGGTACAATAAAATTTTCCGGGGTAACGTCTAAAATATTGACGTCTTTAATTTGCCCCTCCTCTGTTCTCACTTGCATACTCGTAAAATTTATTAGTTATTACTTTTATTTTCTCGGAAAATGGTATTTGCGTTCCAAATTCCAAAATATTTGTATTTTCTCGCTCAAATCTGCGAACAAAATTAGCAAAATTCAGTTTTACACGCAATTCTGGTTCGCTAATTATCTGTTGCCCATATAAATTTAATACCTCGGCACGGGTTAAATGTCGGTACGGCTCCAATTCTGCCAACACTAACATACGTTGTAATTGGGTCGAGTCGTTCCGGTACTCCGTTTCGATAATTTGGTTTTGCATTGCGTCCAATTCTGCCTCACTTGCTCCGGCTTCCTTTGCTAACTTGTAACGTTCCCGCAACTCCATTGCATCGTAAATATAAAATTCCGTGCCTAAATTGATTTTTGCAGAAACAAACAAATTGCCGTACCTCAATCGGCAAACCGTTTCATCAACGAATTGTTGCGCCGCCTCAAATCCTTTCTTTACCCGGTTTAAAATTGTGCTTTGGCTCTCAAAATTTGCTTTTATCTGTTGTTCATTCAATGCGTCCCGTGTTGTTATTTCCTCATTCGTTCCGACAATAGACGTGATAATATTGTTGCGCAATCGCTCTTCCTCGGCAACATTATAATCCAAACTATTACGGTCAACGGTCAACATCTGAACCGGGTTGCGCAAATCCGGTTGTTTGTCGCCATCGGGAACGGGTATTTCAACAAAAGAACCAACCCCGGCAATTCGTTTGTTGCCACATTTCGGGCAACGCTCTAATATCCCGGCTTGGTCTAACTTGTAACGTCCTTGTTTGTCTTTCAAAAACCCGCCGTCGCAATAATCGCCATTTTCTGCGTTGCTGAAATCGCAACTTTGTTCATAGCCGGAATAAATAGGATATGAACCGTACATATCCAAATGCCGTTTTGATATATGATAAAACAGATACCAATCCATGCTTTCCAACTGCTCGGTCAATGGCGACGCCTTAACATCGGGTTCCCTCAAACTTATTGCCTCATTCCAAAAGAAACGGGCGGGGGTATAACCTAAATCGTGGGGGCTGTCAATCAGCAAATCGCCAATATTCCCGTCTTTCTCCGTAAATACCCGGTATCTCTCATCGTCAATTACTGCAATACGTTTGTCGTCCTGCTTGAAAATTATCCATCGCATAACGCCCGTTATCGGGTCTGCATCAAACGTTATTACCTGCTCAATTGGCAACCAATAGAAATACGGACGGGGGTATTTATCGGCGGCGTCTTGCTCCGTTGGCAAATCCACAATTAGAACGCTGTTAATTTCGGTTTTGAAATATTCCCACCCTTTAGAACTCCAAATTTCCGGCTCCCTTAAAACGTTCTGTCTATAATACTCCCAATCGTCCCTTTGTCCGCTCTCCATAAACTGATAATTGAACGCCGGGTTACGACCGTCAAAAATTCGGCTCAACTTATCAAAGCAAATTCCCGTTACCTCGTTGGTCTTAACGGGGTAACGGAAAAGAGTTTTGAAAATTTTAAACTTATCGTCGGGTATAAGGTTTGAAACGAAATTCAGAAAATCCGTTAACGGTTGACTGATATACGGCGCAACAAAGGTTTCGGCGTGAAACTTAATGCGCTGTTGGTGTACAATCGCACGGTTAATCGTCGCCCCTTTCTTTTGCTCCGTAATCTGTTTTTTTATGTCGTTTATACCTAATCCCATAATCTTTGCTAAATTCAAAATTTGAGTTTTCCGGCAACTGCCATCCGCCGTTATTTCCCATCATCAACAAACGTTCGGCGTGCGTTATCTCAAATTCTCGTTTCATATTGTGTTGGGGACAAACCAATAAAACTTTTGTTGTCTTTCCCATAACCAACCCCCTTATTGCTATGGTGCCGCTTTTAAATCTGTTAGCGGGTTGAAATCATCCGGAACAATAATTGCCAAATCATCCGACCAATTCGGCAAAAATGCCCATTGAATGTTGTTGCTATCCGGTGCCTCATATCCGCCCAATGTTTTATCGCCGATAAACAAAGAACGTATTGGAATCGGATAATGGGTTGTTGCTGTTTTTGCGTCTTGAATTGCTCCAATTGCGCCGTTTTCGTCAAACAGATAAACGCCCAAATTGTCGCCCCAACTTTCGCACTGCAATTCTTTCAAAGCCTTGATAATTTTCTGTGGCAACTTTCGCATAACCCCGGTAAATGGCGTTGGCTCACGTCCCACAATTTCCTCAACGCCTCCCAATGTTTCGTTACCACCTCCAAACGTTCTTGCTGCGCCTGCTTCTGCTGTCGGGGCTTGAATGTATGGGGAAATAACAATCTTTGTATCATCGTCAGCCGACAACAACGGCGTCCACGACGCTTTTTTTTCAATACCTGCATCGGTTTTAAATGAATTTTTTTCTCCGGTGCTTTTGTACAATCTTTGAAATGCTACTTTCTGAATCTGCCCAAAACTTTCCGGGCAATTACTTACGGGAATATCGGGCAAAGCCGTACCCGCCGGACACTTACAAATCATAATCCTAAAATTTTAATATTTAAAACTCGTTTTACTATCTCCGGGGCTAACTCTTTACCCCATTTATCTTTTGCAAAGTTATAATATTTTTCCGTTAAACTCTTGCGTATATGGAATAAATTGTTAGTTACGACGTTTAACGCCCCTTGTTGCTTGGCTGTATGGTCGTGTATCGCCGTCCGCCAACTCTTTTTCGTATATTCCGGTCAATCCGTCCTCCGGGTCGTCATGGGCATTTGCAGGAAAATCACGCAAAAACCCGGTCAAATGTTCGTGTATCTTTGGAAAACGCTGTTCCCATCCAATCGGCATTATTATTTGTGCATTTACCATCGCTGAATTTGTTATAATTCGGCTTTCCTTGTTTGCCCCTTGATAAAATGGTTCTGTTACTGCTTTTAGTTTTTTTCTTATAACCTTTTCAAATCCGGAACCGCCGTTGTTACTTTCAATCCATGCTTTTTTCGTTCCGCATCTGTTTATCATTTCCGGGACGGTAACGGCTGTTATTTCCGTGTTTTCCTGCGTAAATACCATGTCAGTAATTAGCGCATACAGAATCGGTTCAAACCGTTTCTTTTGCTCGTTCCATGCCTCATTACCGGATTTGTAAACGTCATAACATGCCGAAAATGTAAAGTCGTCGCCCTCGTCTGCAACGTCTGTGTAATTGCCACTACGTACATACGTCCCCCATTCGGATTTGTCAACGTATGTTCGGAACGGGTTCCGGTACAATTTACCCTCTGCGTTTCCGGGGTTGCCTTGATACAAACATTGAAATTGTACGGGGTCTAACGCTCTTTGTCCCTCCAATTTTGCCCGGCTGTGTCGTCTATCCCATAACGCCGCCCCCGGTTCCCGTGGGTCAATCTCTGTTGGCTCCCCGGTTTTCAATCCCTCAAAGTTAATGCGTACCCATGCGCCCGCCGGAATGTTCTTTACATCGTCCCAACTTTTAATCTCAATTACGGTTTCCCCGCTTTTTTCAATACGTCCAATCAAATCATCATCATGCCAACGGGTAAACACAATTAATTCTTGGGAATCATTATGCAAACGGGTACGTACAACGGTCGTGTACCATTTCCACGCCGCATTACGTACAATCGGGCTGTTGCCCTCGGCATAATCTTTGTAAACGTCGTCCAAAATAGATACATCAACCGTTTTTGACGTCAAAGAACCGCCACGACCGACAACACGCAACGAACCCTTATGCCCAACCATTTCTATGACGTCAGAATTTCGTAAATACGTATTAGCCATTGTTACGACGTTGGAACCGTTCAAATACGTTTCCGGGAACAATTCCCGATAACTTGGCGTATCAATTACCCTTTGGACGTCACGGTTAAAATCTCTCGCAATGGTTGCCGCATAGGAACCGATACAAATCTTTTTGTCCGGGTCTAAACCCAACATAAAAGCGGGTAACTTTCGGCTTGAACCCTCGCTTTTTCCATGTTGAGGGGGCATTTGCACAATCATTTTCTTTATTTCGCCGTGGGCGAATTTATCCAACAACGTATAATAAACGACGTGAAACGGTTCCAATGCTAAATCCGGTTGCATATACCGGGCAAAGTTTATCAGCCTATTGCGTGACGCCGCTTTTACTAATTCCCCGGGATTGTTTTTTAGTGCGGCGTACATTTTAAGTAATTGTTCTTTATCCATTTTGTTTAATTCTTAAAAATATACCATATATTTTTGTCTTACCCCCGTATTTTTTCTGACTTAAAAACCGGAAATCTTAAAAAACGACCAATTTAATGTTTCATTTTCCATTTGTCGCACGCTTTTTCCGAACGTATCATACTGTGATTTTCGACAAACGGGCATTTTAAACAAATCGGGTTCCCGGCCATATCTAAATTTGAATGTTCATAATAGAATTTACCCCAACCACATTCGCCGCACGTGTGTACGGGTTTCGGTTCGTCTTTTGTCTTGATATTATTCTTTGTTGTTCGTGCCATCGTCAATTACTCCTTTCTCTGCTAATTGTTTTTTATATTCTGCTGTTTGTAGTTTATCAGCAACCGCAAACAATAAATCCTCCGGGATTGCTGATACATCGTATTGCGGTGCATCGCCGTTTATGCTTTTTTCTATTCCCGGAAGCTCAACTTTAATTGGTGCATCAAATCCCAACATCTTTGCCCGGCGTTGCTGCACATTCAAAAGCAAATCCAAAAACCGGGGGTTTCCGGCGGACGTTTCCGTTGTGGTTTCCTCATACCCGTAATATTCCGGGTTGTCGCCATCCTCCAACACTTTACGGGGCTTTGCGTTCTGTCTGTTTTTCTCTCGCAATTTCCCGGTCTTTGAACGTTCCCACGCCTCCCACAATTCAACCTCCATTTTATCCAACTTTCGCAATTCCTGCGTAACGTAATCGTCTATATTTTCCATACGTTCACGTTTCCATTCAATTAGCAATTGTTGCATATCCCAATATACCATTTGTTTTGTTATGGTATAACCGACGCCACGCCGGGCGTTTTCCTCATTCAGTCTTTCCGAAATCTCCCTATACGTGTAACCACGTAAAAACAGATTTGAACAAAAAGCCAAATCAAACTCCCTTTGGTCTTTTGTTCGTTTGCACATTTTCGGGCGTCCGCCCCTTTGTCTTTTACTCGCTTCCATTTTTTAAACCTTTTTATAACGGCAAAGCCATTTACTTTGCTTTCCTCTCAAACGTCGCCTTCCCTTTGCTTGTTATTTTCGGGGATTTTTCGTTTTAAGCGGGTTTCGTTTGTTCCTTGATCTTTTATTGTCTTTTGTATTTTCGTCGCCCTACGGGACTTATTTTGGCTTTCTTTCGTTCCGGTACCTAAACGGCAAAGCCCCGGTTATAATTCCGGGGCGTTTTTTATTCTTTTTCCATTTTGTCGATTTTCAACAATGGGTAAACACTTGTTACCCTAACTGACGGCGTACCGTTCTTTTTGTCGAACCTAACTTCATACGAAAAATTGCCGTTGTGTTCTGCCTTGATAACTTCTATCTTTCCGGGCTTTCCGTTGTATTTTATTCTATCGCCTTTTTTAAACGGACAATTTTCTGTTATGTAACTTTCTGCGGCTTTTTCTCTTTCCTTTCTGTTGTACTCCAAAGCCTTTTGTTTTATCTCGGCTAATTCTGCCATTCTTTTTACGTATGTTTCTTTATCCATAACTTTATTATTTTTCTGTTGGTAAATCTACGGTTAACAATACGGGTTGCAATGGTTGGTTAAACGTCAGCATTGACAAATGTATTGTTCCGGTTTCTTTTACTCTCTCCAATTCTTCCGGGGATAACTGCCATTTGGTAATTATAAGCCCCTGCGGGTCATTAGGGATTTTCATTGCAGGTAACGGCATGTATTCCGGTTGGTCTTTTGCAAATACTACATTCACGCCGGGAAATTCAACGGGTTTCATTGCCTTGCTCCTTTCTTGGTTTCTTTCTAAACTTACGTTTCTTTTCCGGTATCTCAATACGGTGTATCTCAACACGTGCGCCAAAAGCCTTTGCCAACTTTCCGGCAACTTCTTTTACTTCTTCCGGTATATCATTTTGAGGCTTTCCCGACGCATCGGCGTTTATCTGTTTTAGAAATCCGGCAATTGCTGTTTTTTCCTCTTTGTCCGTTGTCGCCTTGAAACGCTGAATCAGATTTGCAATTGGTTGCGTTCTCATAAAGTCAGCATATTTAAAACGGTCTTTGCAAATATTGCAATCATCCGGGTAATTGTGTTTTGCATCCTGCGAACTCTTTTCGTCTGCCTTTCTGAATTCGTGCCATTCGTCACGGCGGGCGATTGCTTCCGAAAATACCGCCATTGCATCAATACAAACTTGTGCCAAAATAAAATCCGGGGTATCTCTCATTTCCTTTTCTAAACCGTGCTTATTAATAAGTTCGGTTAGTTCTTGTTTAAAATCTTTTTTCATACGCTTAAACTTCTATATGTTCAATTTGTGGTAACTTCTTTATGTATTCCAACATCGCCGTTTTGCTTTCCTCGGTTTCGTCGGTTCTGTTTATTACCAACTGAATAACTTCCAAAAGATAATCGCTATCAATACACGCATTATCAACGTCGGTAATATTATACAATGGTTCCGTTATTTCCTTGACGGCTTTAAATGCTTCTTTTGTCAACTTTGCGGCTTTTTTGAATCTCATTTTTTCGCCCTTTTCAAAGCATTTGCCTAAATGGTTTAATTTATCATCAGCGTAAAAAACGCATGTATGTGCCATGTCCGCCAAAAGATACGCCGTATTTGTAAGGAACAACGCTTTTTTTCTTAATTCTTCTTTTTCTTCGTTTGTCATAGTCTTTTGTTAAAACGGTTCTCAAAATGTTTGTATTGTTCGCCGGTTTCCTGCTGCATATTACCGCAAACCGGGCTTTCCGGTTTGTTGTGTGGGTGTTTGCGCATAAATTCCGGGTTTTTCTCACGTCCTGCAATTTTAGTATATGCCATTTCCTGCAATTCTTTTTGGGAATATCCAAACAATGCTGCAATATGGAACAATACGGCGTTCAAATCTGCTAACTCGTCTATAATTTCCGACGTGTTTTCCGGTATTATTCCATTTACCAACATATCATCAGCAACAACAAACAATTCGTGGTATTCCTCTGTAAGTTTTAAAAATCTCATTTGAAAGTTTTTGCCGAAAAGTTTATTCATCTTTTCAAACAATCTCTTTTCGTCAAAGGTCAATCCGGCGGTATTGGCGTCTTTTTCTTCAAAATTAGCCATAAACGTTTGCATATCCATTTTGCCAAATTTTCCGTCCGGTGTCAATACAATAAAATTTCCCTCCGGTACGTCCAACATTACGCCGTTTTCGGTCGGGAATGAATAAACCGCCAAACCGCCGGGCGTTCTCGGAATCTGCATTGTTCCGCCTCCGGTAAACATCAGCAATTTTTCCAAATTATCACGCTTTACGGGTAATGCACGAACTTCTAACAATCGGCGGCAATAAATATCCCCGGCGGTTTCGCCCGGCATACCTAAATTTGTGCGCAACTCATTTGGCAAATTTCCCGCCCCTTTTTCGTATTCAACAAAGAATATTGCACCACGCAAAAGGTTTTGTTCTTTAATCGGCCTTACGTCTTTTATTCTTTTCCAGTATCTGCCTTGAACTGCATATATTGCGGCTTCAATTATTCTTTCCTCTTTGTCCGGGGCGTACATTTTAAGTTCAAAGTAATTTTCTTTCTCTGTAACTTCCGGTTCTGTTCCCGTTACATCTTCAATCATCAAAAACGTTTCCGCATCAAACGGAATAAAACTTCTTTTTTCCATATCCAATTAATAAACGGTTAATAATAAAACAATCAGTCCTCCGGAAATTGTGGCGTACAAATCTTTTTTATCAAATACGCCTCCGTGTTTTTTGTTGTAAACCTCACGCAATACCCCGGTTAAAATTACTGCTATCAATGCGATAATACGTGCAATCATTCCCGGAATCCCGATAAATGAAACCAAACGCAAAACCAACATTACAACAATCATTCCCGCTATAATATGCAATAATTTATCGTGCGGGATTGATACTATTAATTGAAATATCTTTTTCATCGCTTTTTTTCTGTTATGTTATACAATTTTCTGAAATATATTACTTTGTTATCGCTCCGGCTTGTTCTGTAACATTTAAGCCCAACCGCCGGGCAATCGTCTTTATGGATAACGCAACACGCGCATCTACTCAAACATACATATTTGCCAACATTTTCAATCAGTTTATCAGACGGTTTAACCCATCTTTCCGCAATTATTACCATACCCCGGTAAACGCAACGTTCGCCGGGGTTGTACTCTCTGTTTGGGTCGAACGGTTCGGGTTGCTTAACTCTCATTCTTTGCCCGCTTCGTTTACATAGTCAAACAATGCGTCCAAATCGTCCTTTGCGCCTTTTACGCAAATTCGTACCCTATCGCCCCCGGCTAATGCGGTTTCGACAATCTCACAATTATACCGGGGGGCGTTCATCTGTATCATTGCCGCCGTGGTATTCGTTACAAACTCGTTTCTTTCTTCCATGCTCTCGGATTTTTGAAGTAAATTAAATGCCTCCGTTGGTTCGTTCTCGCTTTGACACGCCCCCAACAAAAGCGTTGCCAAAGATAACAATAAAATCTTTGCTTTCATCGTTTTACCTTTCTTTTAATCCATATAAACCGTATGCCAATGCCGACAAACAATATTTTCGCCTCAATATCAACATAACGGTCGTAACCGTTTATTGCATCAATGGATACCCCAAATTGCCAACTATGATATTGCCAATACTCACGGGCGTAAACATAGACGCCGACCCGTCCGATATGAAACCCAATTTGCGCCGTATGTACGTCGCCATTGTTGCGGATAATTCCAACCTGTTTTTTACTCATATCTCCAAATATATTTTTTATAATGTTTTAAACGTCCCTTACAGCAACTAATAATATTTCCATGATTAAAACCGCATCTTTGCGCATCATGTATGCAATCCCATTTCTTTATAAAATTACCCTCTAAATCATATTGATAAACGGGTTTTGCATTGTGATTATCTTTTCCGGTTTTCTTAAACCATGTATTTACTTTCTTCATGGTTTCACGTTTATTATTAATTGCTTTTTGATAATTCAAATTTTGCTTTCTCGTACACCAACGTAAATTAGTCGCATCGTTATTGGCTCGGTTGCCGTCGATATGGTCTATTTCCGGCAAATTGTCCGGGTTCGGAATAAAAGCCGCCGCAACTAATCTATGAACGAAATATGTTTTGTTTTTACCATTATCTGATAGTATTACCCGCATATATCCGTTTTTACTAATAGATTGCTTTCGTATCGCACTTTTACCCGTTCCCCGATAATTTACAGACTTTATATTACCTTTGTCTGAAACTTCATAATTAGCGTTTATAAACTTCCAATTTTCCATCTTTTTTTTTGCAAAGATAATATTAAACCATAATACAACAAACTAATACGTTTCTTTTATTTTATTGTATGCCTCTTTATCCAATACCATAACTTTAGGATATTCGACAATACAACCTTTTGTATATACGAGATTATAGATACCCAATTGCCCCTTAACCGGAAATTCAATAACCCGGCGGGGGTTGCGCATCAACCACCCGTACCCCTTTGTTATTTTCGCCCTCTTTTCCTTTGGAATCCGGGTGTTTTCCCAATCCTCCGGCGTAAACTCTTTTATCGGCTTTACGTCGTACAACTCAACCAATCCCAAAGTAACGCCGCTTTCCATTCCCGGATAAACCGGGGACGCTGCGGAACATATCAGCACGTCGCCACGGTATGACGTGTTTTTGCTCCGAACTTCAATTGATTTTCGCCCGTAAACAACGCCGTTTTCGTCTTTGTATGCCGCCGTTACCAAATCATTTGCGTATGGCTGTTTGACGGTCAACGCACGCCAACGGTCGTGTTTTTCGGGGTCATATTCTTTGCTATTAAACTGCATAACTTTATTTTTTATCTTTCCCGGCGGGTTCCTTGTAATGGGCAAAACCAATTGGTCGTATCGGTTCCGGCTCCGGAACGGCTGCGTCCTCCTTATTGTATTCAAAAGAAACAATAACCGTTCGCCCCTTTGTCCGTGTCCCAATCAGCCGGGAACCCTCCGGGTTTTGAATTTTAATTTCGTTCCTCATTCTCAAAATGGCAAATCATCTTCGTCTTGGTCGGGAATTGGCGGCGGCGGTGTTGGTGCACCTCCCTGCTGCGTTGTTTGTCCGTCTTTCTTTGGCGACAACATCTCCATATTATACCCGTAAACTTCCGTAACGTATCTTTTTACGCCGTTGTTGTCCTCATAACTGCGGGTTCTTATTTTCCCCTCAATATAAAGTTTATTGCCCTTTTTTACATACTCTTTTGCTATCTTTGCCAATCCATTTTGCAAAACAATATTGTGCCATTCGGTGCGCTCCGGTACTTCTGTACCATTTGCCGTTTTAAATGCTCTGTCAGTTGTCGCCAACGTGAATTGCACAACCGAACCGCCGTTGTCGAAATCTTTATACTCCGGGTCTTTTCCGACGTTACCCATTAAAATAACTTTGTTTACACTCATAGAAATATAGCTTTAAAAATCCAACTTCCAATACTCCATAACGTCCAAATGTATGACGCAACCGTTAACGCCACGAACGTATAAAATACAATTTTATATCCGGTTTGTTTTTTGATTTTCATCTACTTAAATTTTACGCCATCCAACAAATATTCTTTTTTCATATCCGACCATCCGGCGGCATGATTTATCGCTTTCCGGTCGTCGTCGTAAACAAATCCAACTATCCAACCGCCGACGTTTGATTGTTTTATTAGTCTTACCAATTTACCGACGAAAAAAGAACGGTATCGGTAATATGCTGAATTTTCACTAACAAACAAAACCCGTCTTTCTGCATTTATTTCGGGCGGATTTTCGATTTGCGGGCGTTTCTCCCTTTCCGGGTACCTTTGTACCCTTTTAAAATCATTTTGGATTGAACGGCGGGAAATTGCCCCGTAATCGGGTGTTCTTTTTTTTGTCCTCATATTTTCAAACTTCTGTATTCGTTTTTAAGCAATTCAATAATCCGGACGTTGCCCGGATATATACGCATTTTCGTTTTATCCCCATTCTCCCAACATGAATGATGTTCAAAACATAGTATATTTATATTTCTTGCATCATGCGCCATTTCGGGAAACGCTCCACGGGTCAATATATGCGAAGAATAAACGGCGGAATAATTCCGTAACGGCTTTAAACATTCTTCGCATCTGTGCGGCTTATGCTCCCAAACCCACCGGAAAAACCGTTGGTTGGCAACGGGAATGTCGCCACGTCCTAAAACGCAATTCCCGAACAGTTCCCGTTGTAACTCAACACGCAACCGTATATCTAACCGAAAATTACGAATATCCAATAACGGTTCGTAACCACGTGCAACGCAATATTCATATTCGCAACGCTCGGTCAACAATATTGGCTCCATTACATATTGTCTGTATCGTCCGCCGGGTCTGCCATTTCCGGGAACATATCATTTTCATTTTCGTTGTCTGCATCATTTACATAAACTAACGGGTTGGGTTTCCCATCAGCCCCGAACAAATCCATTTGCGCCTTTTTGCCCTCAAACAGAAATTCGTAAACCTCGTTTTCAATATCGCAAACAATGTTTTCCAACTCTTCCTCAAAACCGAACGTTTCAACGTTATATTTCATTCGTGGGGTATTGATTGCTGTTTTCTGATTGTTTGATATGGTAAACAATCCGGTTAAAACGACGCCTACGTTATCATCTTGCCCGGACAAAGAAACGCCCCTAACCTCTATATTGTCCAAACATTCTTCCACAAATGCGGCTGCAATATCTGTTTGTTTCTTTGTTGCTTTAAACTCCGGCGTTGCCATCATGGTTTTAAATGACGTTATGTTGAATACACGTCCCATAATCGGGCGCAAATCATTAAACAAATGACGCAAATCCGGGTGTATGTCTTTTGCACTCAATACATGGTATTTGTTCGTGTAACTCTCATTTCCGACAACTTCCGTTACTTCATAATGTACGTCTAACCCGCCATCTTTCAATAACTTTACTTTCGATAATGAAAACTTTTCCTTTGTAGGAATCGGCATAACATTTTGTTTTTTTTCGCTCATAATTTTTAATCTTTATTGTTTCCCGGTTCCTCCGGGTCGGTTTCTTCTTGGAAATACTCGCACGGTTCATCATCAGCACAACGACCGGACAAACAACATACCGGATAATCCACGCAATCAATGCACGTTTTTTTTTCGTTCATAATTTAAAAGTCTGTTTCATTTAACAATTTTGCAACCTTGTTTTCCGGCTCTGCATCCGGTGCAAATATCGGTTTCGGGTCGTGAACTAAAACTTCCCTTTTTACCTTTTTGGTCTTTGCGGGTTCCGGTTCCGGGTTAAACTTCAATTGTTCCGCCGGATATTCTTTTGGTTTCAGTTCTATAATACCATTTTCCACCAAAACCGGAATACAACGTTTGCAGGCTTTCACGTCCTCCAACGCATCATGCGCCGGGAATGTTTCGCCGGGGAAACACTTGTTGTAAAGTTCCTCCAATTTCGGATATTTGCCCGGACGTCCGTCTGCATACAATGCGCCAACAAATTTAATTGTTTTCATCATCGTATCAATTCGTTTGCCCTTAAACAATGCGTCCTCCGCTTTTGCGTCGTAATACTCACGCCCCATAATTCGCAATATCATTGCTTTTACAATTGACGTATCAAAGTAAATGTTGTGTCCTACTAACAAACGGGCTTTTTCGCAATCCTCCAAAAATTCGTCTATAATGTCAGCAAATGGGACGCCCTCGGCGTTTGCTCTCTCTGCTGTAATTCCGTGTACCTCAATTGAGGCCTCCGGTATTTCCCACCCCTCCGGCTTTATGATAAATGAACGTTCCTTTTCGTTTACCGCCCATGCCAATTGCACAATATTTGGAAATTCCGCAAAATCAACGTCCCATTTTGCGCCCTTGGCTGGCAATCCGGTTGTTTCGCAATCAAACGTCAAAACATCTTTCAAAATGTCGTTTATCTCATTTCCTTTGCTGTCTTTCAATGTTACTTTTTTCATATTACTTTCTAATTTTATTTTTATTCTTTACTTCTTTTTTGTGCTGGTTATATCCGGCTTTGAACGCCTTCAAAAATATATAATCGCACGCATCAATAATTGTTTCATTTCTCCGGCATAATTCATATATCGGACACTTAACGCAATAGGTGCGTCCGCTTGCCTCTCTTGCTTTCTTTTCTAACGGGCTTAATTCTGAATAATGCCTCATATTAAATGCTTCTTGGGTCGTCTATAAACGTGTTGTATTCCTCTGCGGCAATCTGTTTCAAATGCTCAATATGTTCTATCAATTCCGCATTGCTCAACTCCGATATTTTACGCAACCGGTTTTCATATTCCCCGGTTTCAATATTCGGTATTTGCTCATACATTACCGGGGACAACTCACGCAATCGGCGTTCGGTTTGTTCCTCTGTCAGACGTTCGCCCGCCTCCCAAATTCCGGTTCTGAATGTTGGTACAACGTAATTGAAATAATACCCTTTCAATGCCTCCGACGAACCGGGGGACGCAACGGTAAAACGGGCGATTATGCGGCTACCTTTGTGCATTGCAAAGAATTGGTTCAACTCTCCAAAATACATTTGCAAACCGCCGTTGTTGTTAATCATCCCCGTTGCTGTTATCTCTCTTTTTTTCATTATCCAAACATTTAACAAACAATTCTGTACTATTGTCTTTCTTTTCTTGGTCAACCAATTGTTTCATTGTAATATTAAACGCTTCGCCGCCAACTTCCAATATAAACTTTCTTTCGCTGCTTGAATATCCCTGCAACTTCTTATCCATTGCATTTGCATACAATACCGTCATTTGTCCCGGTTCAAAAACTCCTCGTTCCTGCAAACGGTCTATCGGGTGCCGCTTCAATGGTGCGTCCGCCATCATTCCGGCTTTTCTGCGGGTGTTTTCCAAATCGGAAATAACCACTTTCAGATTATTATAAAAAGCGGGTATTTTCAACACGTCCGAAATTGTCATGTCTTTTAATTCTTTCATAATCTTTCAAATTTATATCCGTTTACGTTATCAATTTTCCCTCTTACTTGCTTTGAAATCAAAGTACAATGCAAATTAAATTTTCTTGCTGCCTCCATCAAACAAGTAAAATTCCCTACAAACTCGCCATTATAAAATGCTTTTATTGGTATTCCTTGTTTATCTATAATTGCCTTATAACGTCTTTCCCTTGATATTGGGTTATTTTGATTTTCTTTCTTTGTTACCCATCTTAAATTATCAAGATTGTTATTTAAGGCATTGCCGTCTATATGGTCTATTTCGGGTAAATTATCCGGATTTGGTAAAAATGTTTCTGCCATTAATCTATGAATCATTTTATTTACTCTTTTCCCGGTATCTGTCATTATTACTACAAAATGATAACCCGACCTTAAAGCGGGTTTCATAACTTCTCCCTTAAACTCGGAAAATATTTCTCCTTTTTTGTTTATTAGATACCCGGAAACTCCGGGTATCTTTACGAATGATTTGTCTTTACATTTATTTATCGGCTTCTTCATATTCCTCAATAATTAAATCCTGCTGTCCCCTTACAACACTTTCAATAAAACCTTGGAATCCCTCTTTTTTTGCCAAATCCAAAATCGCCTGCAATCTCTTTTGTCCCAAACTTTCGCCCCTCGCAATTCTGAATACCTTAACCGTTGGGTTACTTGCAATAATCAGTTTTGCGGCAACCTCCATTATTTGCGAATCTGAAACCTTTCCGGCGACAAATGGGACGTCATTTAATACTAACCCATCATCACTAAACGAAAGCCCGGAAATCGGTAATTTCGCCGACGAAATAAGTTTTTCACGCTCGGCGGATAATTCCGCAATTTCTGAATCCATCTTTTCCGCTTCTGCTTTTTTGTCGTCTGCTTGTTTTTTCTTTGAAAGATAATCGGCAACCTTTGCAGCCTTTTTGTTGTGTTCCTCGGCTTCTTTCAATTGTTTTTCTGTATCGAAATTATTCGGGTTCAAAGCCTCATAATCTGTTAACCATTTTTCGGCACTTGCTATTTTTCCCTCATAATCTTTCTTTTCTTCTTCAACGACCGAAACGGTTTGTTTATACGTCTTTTCGGCTTCTTCCATTGCTTTCTTTGCCGCCTCAATTGCTTTATTGTATGAATCTTTGGCGGCTGCCAAACGTACCGGAATCTCTGCCAATCTCCCCTTTCTTTCTTCCATACGTAAACGCACGCCCTTTGCTTTCTCAACCAACTTTGCGTTTTCCTGCTGTTCTTTCATCAGTTCCGTAATGTCCTTTGGTTTGGCATACGTTTTCAAATCCTGCGTTGTCAATCCCTGCCCGGCTGCATCTGATATTGATTTGTAGGTTTTCAAATCTCGGTTTACTCCGGTGCGTTCTGTTTTAAGCCCGGCAACGGTTGTATCAATTTCGGCAATCCTTGTTCTTACTTCTTCCGGCAACAAAGACTTTACAACCTCAATTTGCTTTCTGCGTCCCTCGGCGGTTTCCGACCAACGGGAAAATTCCACGGCGTCAAAATCTGTATAACCGAAAATCTTTTGCAACATAGAAACGTTATCACTTTTCATTCCGGTTGTCTTTGATTTAATTGATAACGTGCCACGTGGGTTTGCTTTTGTGAATTTCAATTCGACCTCGTATTCCTCTCCGTCGTCGCCGACAATCATTTTTGCAAAACCTTTGCTTTCTCCGTTCTTCAATACGGCGTCACGGTTCCCGGTCAACAAAGCCCCAATTGCTTTTAATACGGTTGATTTTCCCAACTCATTATCTCCGGTAATGAAATAAACGTTACCGTCGAAATCTGCGTTAAGCTCTTTAATTACTTGGAAATTTACCAATTCTAATTTCTTAACTATCATTTTTGCTCTCGGTTTGTGCCGGGGTTTCCCCCGGCGGTTAATATTATTTTTTTGTTTCTCTCATTCTTTGGTATATCATTGTTTACACCTTAACAAATGCGTCCCGGCTTTCTTTCGCTTCCTCAACCGTGCAATCAGCAATGAAATTTTCCAAACGCTTGTATAATTCGTTCAACTCTTTGTCGCTTATTGCGTGCCGGGTTGCTCCTACTTCATCTATAAACATATCAAAACACCATTTGTATTTCAGAAATCTTATATCCTAATTCTTTTGCAATTTCTATTGCACATTCAACGTTTTCTATTCCATCAAACATCAATGTTTTTGTTTGAAAATCTATGCCATAAAATGAAACTTCATTATTATGCGCATTAATACCGTTTTTGTGAATCTCTAATAACTTCATAGTTTTATAATTTATCCGGGAACCCGCCCGGTCGGTGTTTGTCGTACTCTGAAAGATTTTGGCTTTATCACTTCATTTAATCGGTTACCGAACCATCATTTAACCCTTTGTAGATACCGTTGCTTACTTTCTACTCTTACGAACTTAATCTTTCAACAGTCTTTTTGCATTTTGGTTAGACTGTGGGGTCTTTCGTTGTTTGACACTGCAAATATACGCATAATATTTTAACTACCAAAATTTTTTCTTTTTATTTTCAAAAAAAACAACAAACCCGGAACGTTATACATTCCGGGCATAAATCAAAACAATTTCATTTGTGTATCGGTCAATACAGCAACGACCGCATCAACTTTGCGTTCCCAACTTTCTAACGTTGCCAATTTCTCCGGGGTTGGGTTCCGTTTGTAACGTCTTTGGCTATGCCTCATCTGTTTTATAGCATTTATAAAATCAGTATATGTAACCATTTCCTGATATTTAAAAACATATCCACCAGCTTTCCCCCTTTGACCTTTTAGGCATTTTGAAATACTAGTTCTATCGACCCCCAATATAATAGATGCCTCTATTATTGAATTAAAATACACATTAATTTCGCCACTTATTGCAACTATTTTTTTTTCATTATGTGATTTTCTGTTTTCTATACTTCTCTTTTTTGTGATAATATTATTCGCGTTTTCTACTGGTGTAACCCAACGCAAATTTGAAACATAATTATTCCTCTTATTGCCGTCGATATGGTCAACACATGGTTTGTTGTCCGGGTTCGGAATGAAAGCGACCGCAACTAATCTATGTATTAATTTTGTAACATATTTATTACCGATACGTATATTAACCTGTTCATATCCATTAGAATGGATACATTTTTTTAGAAAGTTATTATCATGCTTTATATTCCCAAAATTTGATATGTAATACGATGGAAATATTTCTTTATATTCTTCAAATTCTAATCCCATAATCTATTATGTAAATAATTCGGTAAATTACTTTTTATCCAATCCATATTGTTAGCTAACATATAACGTCCAAAGTGCATTATCAAAGTTGCATCGCATGAATACATAGTTTGTTTTATCTCTGGATATAGTGATTGTGCTATATCTTTATATCTTTTTTTTCTGTCTTTTTTATCTTCATTTTTTATTCTTATCCTTAGTTTTTGCTGCCACGAAATAGGGGCTATTAGAACAAACGGTATTTCGGCGACGGTTATAATGGCTTTCAATTGCTCAAAGTTTGCAAGCATTTTTTGTATGCGGTACAATTTACCCATATTTACGCCATTGGCACCCGGCGTTACATCGTCCGGGCGCACACTTAGTTTTTCAAGAAAAACAATTGGCGAACATATTGTTTTCAAATGATTCAAATAATCTCTTATGTCGTTTATATCCTCCGGCATTTTTATGGCGGTTATATTGTGGTTTGGTCGCCATGTTACAATACCGCCATTGCTTCCCGGGTCAATTCCCACTACTGCTGAAATTCTTATATTTTTTTCCATATATAACCTCCCGCTTTTGTAAAATAACCTATTACGCCAATTATAAAGCAAACAATAAATAGTTCCATATTTAAAACTTCATGTAGTTATCAACTTGCATTTCCTCGGAAATCATCCGGTCAAATGCTTTTATAATCTCCTTTTTCCGGGCAACCTCAAACGCCGTAAAATCAATTTCCGGGCTTTCGGTTCCTTTTCGGCGAACTTGAAACGCTGTATATTGGTTTATCATTCCACGGGCTACACGCTGCATATACCGGGCAAACGCTTCTTTGCGGTCGTCCTCTTTAACTTGTACATCATCAGCTAACCCGCATTTTTGCAACCATTCATACAAAAACATATCATCAGTTAGCCCCAATATTAATTTCCCGGTGTATTTGTAGCAAAGGAAAATATAACGGTTCCGCCATTGTCTTTGTATCTCAAATTGCCGTATTTGCTGCGGCGTCATTTCGCCTTTTGGTTCCGGCAATACTTTAAACGCTTTGTCAATTACGACGTTCTGTTTTCGCTTGTATGCGTTCAATATCTTTGAAAGATAATCCGCATTGAATTGCTGATAATGATTTTTATCCGGGTTCCCGTGTTTATCTTTCGGCAAAAATTCGTCTAATTCCCCGGTCGTCGCCAACTCAAAAGCTATCTTAATATCCGCCAACGTCATATCAGAGTGATAACGTTTCAGAATATCCAACAACCGGGATTGTATATAATTCCAATCATTTTCATTCTGTGGTATTATATAACCAACGTCCATTGCTATACGCTTAAACAACAACGAAAGATTTTCAACTAATTTTGCATCGTCAATTTCCGCAATTGGTGTTTTTGTTGACGCTGCGAAAACATATTTTTCAACTGGGTTTAATGCTTTGGCAACCTCCGGCAATTGCATCATTCTACGGCGTACTTCAATGGCTTTTGTTCCGGGCTTGGTATTATATATTTCTAAAGCCGTATTTTCTTTTTTTTCAATAGCTCCCATATCAATCAAAATCATTGTTTAAATACTTCATCATATCCGCAATTTCTTTGCTGCTTTGCTGCTCTGTCTTCACGGAACGTTTCATTTTTTCCCATTTTTCGTATTTTTCGGGGGTTGAATCATATTCTAACGCCGCCCAACCTTTTGAAATGCTTTCTTTTATCAGAATCAGCGCAAATTCTTCCGGGTATTTGCTCAAACCATTTAAGTTTGCTTGTATCGCTGAAAAACTCTTTTGCGACGTTCTCCATTTCGGTTGACACATCAAAATATAAAAGTTCCGTTTAAATTCATCGCTATCAAATGGGAATACAAGTTTTGCAAAGTAATTATCAACTTTATCAATTACTTGTTTTCTGACGTCCAACAATTCCGGGGTAAACCCATAAACAATACTTGCTTTAACTGTTTTTTCTTCGTTTGAAAAATTGTCTTGTGAAAATCCGTTTGGATTTTCTTTTGAGGCTTTAGCCTCTTTCTTCATAGTATTATTAATATTATTATTATTAATATTATAGTCTTGTAGTCCGTTTTCGGACTGATTAAAGTCCGTTTTCGGACTGTTGTTTAGTCCGTTTTCGGACTGCTGTATATTAATATTATAGTCTTGTAGTCCGTTTTCGGACTGATTAAAGTCCGTTTCGCTTCTGTTCCATGTTTTACATTTTTCTGTAAATCTTAGATACTTTGTTTTCCCAAAAGAACTCAACTCAATAAATCCTCTGTCTGCAAGTTCTTTAATGTTTTTGTAAACTCTTTTAGGGATTGAAAAAAGCAACGGAAAATCATCTACCATTTTTGTTTCTGAATATTGATACCAAACAATGCCATCAACCGTAATTGTATTAGTCCACGTTGGCAATGTCATACACGCTGCAAGCGTTGTTGTTTGAACAATAGTCAGTTTATTCGCAACGGCGAATCTTTGGTCAATCAAAATATTGTAAGTCATAATTTAAAAAGAAAAGCCCCAATTAGAGCCGTTACACATCTAAAAGGGGCTTTGTAGCTAATTAGCAAATATCTTTCAATCGGTAACGGTCGATTGTTTTACGCCACAAATATAATACTTTTTTTTTATTCCAACAACTGTACGGGCTTAAATGCTTCTTTTACCGCAAACAAATTTCCCTCACTTTCGTTTGGAACAATCGTAACAACCGGATAACGGGAACGGTCGCCGGGCTTTTGAGAGACGGCAAATTGTACGTTCATATCAAAGATAATTCCTTTGACGAACTTCTTTTCTTCCAATATGGCGTCGAATGTATCACGGATATTGGGTATTGTTGACGCCGTACCCTTTGTCGTGAATTGCCATACCCCGCCAACTCCACGAACCAACGGAATAATAAAAGTTACGGTTAACGTTACAATCCATCCGTCGCCGCCATTCTTAACAGCCCGGTTTGGGTGTTTTTGCGCAACGCCTGCCATTAAATCGGGATAATCTTTTGTACTGTATTGTGCATATTGTTTCCCGTTCCATACAAAGAACGTTTCCCCGTCGCCGTATGCAACCAATTTACCCGCATCGTCCCTATATTGATATTCTTCCCGGCATGACTTTTCCGGTTCATCATAGGCAAATACTATTTGTATTGTTTGCGGCTTCTCTCCGTATGCTTTCTTAAATAATCCTGCATATTTCCCGGTGCTTACAAAATAATCTATACTTTTAGGCAATCCCTTTTCATCTTTTATGCCAACTTTTATTTTCCCAATTATAGGTAATGATATTCTATTTATTGGTTCATTACGCATTATTCTACCTTTCATTTTGAGCCTCCTTTCTTCCAAATATCATATCCGGGAATGTCTTTCCAAATTTCATTTTCCATAATTGCCAACTTTTAAGAACTGCCAACAAATTAGAAATGGGGACGGGCTGTTGGCTTACCCTTTCGGTCGGTAGCTACTCCGACCTATCCCCATTGCAAATATATAAATTATTTTTTACTTTTGCATCATCTTATCGCCCATGTTGGCGAAAAAGATACGGGGGCGGGCTTTCCGCCCCTTGCTTTTATATATCAATTTCAGTATTCAACAAATCTTTCTTTGTCACGGGTTCCGGCTTTTTAGGCTGTTTTTCTTCGATTTTAGCCACTTCTTCTTTTTTTGGTGTAATTGTACGTTTTGCGGTTTTCTTTTCCTTGACGGGCTTGTTTCCCGCCGTTTTTGCCGTTTTTCGTGTGGTTCTCTTTACGGTCTTGGTTTTCTTTTCCTCCGGTTCCGGTTGTGGTTCGGGTTCCAGCTGTTGTTCCGTGGCATTTTCTATTTCATACGCTTTCATTCTCAATTCAAACGCTTGCAATTCTTTTCCCTGCAATTTTTCCGCCTCTGAATGTACGTCTATATCCGACCAACCCTGCATTTCTGAAAAACTTTGAAACACTCCGGTCACTTTAACAAACCCGTCAGAACATTTATAAATATTGGTTGCTATGCTGTACCATCTGTATTGGTCTAAATTAAAGCCATCGTCAACCAATTTTACGCCGTATGTGTTCCCAATATCTGTTGTTTGGAATAATGAATAATTGTCGTCGTCGTTGTTTATCAAATCAATAAACTTTTCGCAACTGATAACATTCTGTTCCGGCTGTGGTTCGGGTTCCGGGTCTTTCTTCAAATCCTCAACGGTAACGGCTTTTTCCGGTTCCGGTTTTTTCTTTTCCGCCGGGGCTTTGCTTTTAACAAGTTCCGCCAACGTCAGCGAAACAATATTGTTTGTCAAATCCGGTTCGTTATCCAATGATATTTCCCCGGAAACCGCCGTAAATGTATTATCCCGTTTTTCGTCCTCAATTGCTGCCAACTCCAAAAGATACGGGATTTTCTTTGCGTTCGGGCTGTCGGTTTGGTCTTTCAAATTGTACGTCGGTTTCTTTCGCCAATCTTTCGGGCTGAAATTGAAAACACGGTCAATCGGAATATCCGGGAAATTTTCGTTCCACATCATCGCATATAAATGCAACTGAATTTCCGCTTCTTCGTAAAATCCTTTGCGCCCGCTTTTGAAATCCACAATTGCGTTTATGTATTCTTTTGAACCGGGCTTTGATAACATCGTACACGGTAAATCAATCATTCCGGCGTAATTATGAACGGGGTGTACCAACGCAATTTCCACGGCTAACGGTTTAACGTCATAATCCAAAACAAATTGAGCAAATGCCAATATGTCCTTTTTGAAATCATCAGCGTAATAAATGAAATCGGCTGGCAATTTGTTGTTATCAATATAATCTTTTAATTTGGCTTTCAGTCCGTCCAAATCATAAACCCGGTTAATTATAAGTTCCTCAAATTGGGCGTGCATAAATGTACCATACGCCGCCCGTTCTGCTTTGTATCGTTCCGCCTCGTCAATACCTTTGTCGGCAATCCATTTAATCAGAAATTCCGATTTTGGCATTGTCTGCGATAATATGGTTGTAACTGACGGATAAAATTCCGGGGTTCCGTTGTCGTCAAACTTGTAATAATATCGGTGTCCTTTGCTGTTTAGCTGCCATACTTTATACGGCGGTTCGATTAATGCGCCATCAAAGAACATTGCCGTCATTTCCTCAACCGTCATGCCCGGCACAATTTCAAAAGCCCCGGCGGGCTGTTCTATTTCGACGGCATCCAATCCGGGGACAATCTGTTGTTCATCGTTTATTTCCGGGAATTTATCGGCGGGCAATTGTCCCATTGCTTCCGCCAACTTCTTAACCGCATTTACTGCGTTACCCATTGTGTTTGCAATACTTTTTTCCGGGTTTTCCGGCTGTTTCTTTTTCGCTCTCATGTTATTTGCTCTTTAATTCGTTAAACAATACATAAACCATTAATCCACACATTGCAGAAAACAAAAAATGGATATAATTCCAAAATCCGGCAATAAAACATATTACTCCGAAAATGCTAAATATCATTGCAAAAACCTTTGCTTGCCACGCATCGGAAAAGAAAACATCAACCATCTTTTCCATTTTTTCGATAAACTTCTTTTTCATGGTTTTAATCCTCCATTCCAAACAGATAATCGGCGGAACAACCGCACATTTCGCAAATTATTACTACCCATTCCGGCACAATCCTTTTGGTTGTCCCGTTGCAAAGATTTGTCATATTTACCTGCTGTGCGCTTTCGCTTGCGCCCTCAAATAAACGGGCTGCAATATCCTTTTTCAATACCTTTTTTCCGTTCGCCTCGGAACGGGCGATTGCTTCATTTACTCTTAATTTCATATTGTTTATTTTTATGGTTATTATTCTACGTGTCCGCAATGTTTGCAGGTTTTTTCCTCAAATATCGGTTCGTATTCATACGGGGTTAAATACCCATCGCCGCCGCAACATTTATAATCGGCGTCGGTAACTTCCATTTCTCCGCCACATACCGGGCAATCTCCTTTTCCGACCAAATCCAAATCCGGGATAATGGCGAAAACCTTTTTTACATACACGCCCAACGCCACAGATATGGACGTATAACATTGGGCGGTTTGTTCCTCGGTTATTTCCTCGCTGATTGCGTCGAAAACAGAACAACCCCAATTGTCGGGTATGTCCTCAATGATTTTGTTGTTGAGTAATTCCGAAACGATAATGTCGGATACCTGTTTGGCGGGTTTCCCGGAAAGGGTCGCCAACTCGTTTAATTCTTTGCTTTCTTTTACTCTCATATCTTTGCCGGGTATTCCCCCCGGTAGGTTTTATTTTTCTTCTTTATACAAAATTCCCTTATATGGTTTCCCGGTATCGACACTCTTTTTTATCAAATGTCTGTACATACCCCGCTTTTCCGCATCTATATAATTATCAAAACGAATACATTCTTTCCCGTCCGCTCCATATCCGACTATTTGGCAATTATATTTAATTTTATTTCGCCTTGCGGGTTTATAGTTCATATTTTCCTTTTGCGTACACCAACGTAAATTGTCTGCAAAATTATGATACTTAACCCCGTCGATATGGTCAACGTATGGTTTGTTTTCCGGGTTCGGGATGAAAGCCGCCGCAACTAATCGGCTAACTTGAAACTTCGTATTTACTCTGTTTTTTGATAAAGTAACACATAAACCGGACGTTGCGGGTTTACAAGGCGTCAAAATTATATTGCTATCTAATGACTTTATACGCCCGTAATTGCTTACTTCATATAACTCCTCATAGTCTTTTATTTCTTTCCAAATTTCCATACTACTAATTTTATTCTGCAAATATAGATATTATTTTTGGTTTTGCAAATGCAATAGTATTTCATTTATCTATTTTCCAAAAATATAATCTTTGTTTCGTGAAATTATTTTTGCCGGGTGCGTAGAATATCCGATTTTTAACCTACCTTTGCAATACCGCATCAACCAAATATCGCTCTCGGTTACTGCGTAAAATTCCCCCGGTGCATATTGATTTATGACGCCGGGGGGCTTTTTATTTCTTACTCTGATAATACAACCATTTGTAAATTCCGCCGTAATATCCGGTTTCCAATACTGCTTTTCGTATGGTCTTTGCGTCGTACTCGCCAAATGTTACGTACTCATATATTGACGGGTTTTCATGCAACGCAAATTCAAATGTTATGTCAATATATGCGTCGCCGACCTTGTTAAACGCATGGTCAATCGGTATTGAGACGTTTGTTTTTCCCTCACAATAAAGAATCCGTTCCGGGAACGCCTCGCAAAGTAAATGGGAATTTCGATAACATTGTTTAGGCTGCGGCTTAATTACATGCTGTATATATTCCAATTCGTAATCCTCCAATACATCAGCCGCCGGAACAATTTTAACGGGCTTTGCAGCATTAAACAAGTCTACAAAATACGCTCTTTGTCTTTCGTGCATAGGTAATTCCAACATCATTTCAATTTATTTTATTATTATACTTTCCATACAATTTGTTATTCCGTCCATTCCTCAATATACATTTCATACGCTTCTTGGCAACAACGCCCCTCACAACTTATATATCCATTTGGGACGCCGTGGGTTCCTTTTTCGCCATCATCCAAAGGACAATATAAACACAAATCGTCGCTTAAATCATCAACGTTGTTTATTGTTTTCATATCATTTGTTTTTTTGCCGGGGAAATCCCCGGCGTTGATTATGCAATACGAATTAAATTAGCTTTTTTGAAACATCTGTATTCCTGCTTTTCTGTATCGAAATACGTTTGTACCGTGTCGGCGGGTTTCCGGGTTCCGGTTGTTGCCGGGATTGTTTCCGGGTTTGTGGTTCCGTATGCCTCACGCAATGAACCGTCTATTTTCTGAAAGTAGAATTTTACAATTCGTTTTTTCATTTCGGCTTTCAACTTAATGTTCAACCATGCACATTTTAAAGCCTCTGAAAGTTTATAACCATTGCGTTTTACGAACTGCCACGCCAATTTGAAAATCTCGCTTAACTTGTTTCTTTTTTCTGAACTCATACGAATTTGTTTTTGGTTCCGGGAACCCGCCCGGTCGGATATTATTTAACATAGAAACTTATCTTTATTCCTCTGCGCAATTTGCAAACGGTTTTATCATCGGTGCCATTAAATGCACGGCGCAACATCTTATTAGCCATTTCAACGCCAATCAATTCAATCAATCCTTTAACGCCTACCAACTTGTTAACCTTTTTACCGTCAACAATACCGTTGATTTTAATGCGGAAATTGCGATTAATTTCTTTTGTTGTGTATAATAAACCGTTGTAAATTGTTGTTGCCATTTTGATTTTCTTTTAATTGTTCGGGGTAAACGCCCCGTCGTTGTTGTTTGACAATGCAAATATACAACCTTTATTTTAATCACCAAAAGAATTTCTTTTTATTTTATCGGAAAATGGCAAAAAATTCTGTTTTTGGTTCAAAAGATAGTTATTTTGGTCGAATTTTCGATTTAAGCCACTTTTTCGGGCGAAATGTGTAATTTATCCATCCGGGAAAGAAAAGCCCGCCACGGGGCTAAAAATGGGCAAAACGAAAAAAGCCGAGGGTAACCCGGCTAATCATTGAAAACAATCTTTATTTATATGGTCAAATGTAATTCGATACAAAGATAGTTATTTTTCAATCTCTATATATTCAACCCCCATTATTTTTGTATGCGGGTTCCTGCTGATAACATCAATTTCCCGGTTCTTTATTTTCTTGGTTTTCCATAAAAAACCTAACCAACGTTTGTATTGCACCGTTTCGACAATCAACAGACTATCCCGGTTTATATGCGTCCCGGTAAATTGTCCGTCCGGCGTGGCGCATCCGTGCAACTCAAAATACGGTTCGACAATATCGACGCATCGTAAAACGGTCGTAACCGTATCGCCGAGCAAATATACAACACTATCCCGGACGGTTGCCCGCAATTCGTTGATTGTTTCCATTTGGGTTGTTGTAACCCGTTCCAACTCCCGGTTCTTTGTTTGCAGGGTTTTTATTAGTTCTGCATCTCTCGCCCGGTATCTTTCAAACTCTGACAATTTCAGTTCCAAAACCCCGACTTTTGCGGCGTTCAAACTATCCTTTGTTTTGTACGTTTCGACGTCCTGCAACAATGTTTCTGTATTTCCCCGGTATCTGTTCCGTTCGTCCGTCAATTTTTCAATTTTCGTTCGTTGCACCCATATTGTTGCAACGGCGGCAACTACCATCGCAATTGCCGCCCAAATCAAATACTTTTTCATACAATTTTCTTTATTGCTTCAAAATGTACCTTTGCAATCCTTTCTTTTCCGTCGTCGCTCATCATAAAACGGCAATCCTTTTCATTATCAAAAAAGAAATTTTCAGATAATACCGCCGGGCAAACCGTATGTTTCAGAATATAAAATTGGCTTTCTTTGTCCGGGTCGCCGTCGCAATGGTCGAAACGCATTTTCCAACCATCCGGGGCAAACTCCTTTTCTGCCTCATTACAAAGGACGGTTGCAATTTCATCGGCTTTCGTTTTGCCGACGCTTGTATAACATTCCCATCCGGTGCCGCCTCCGGCGTTCCCGTGTATGCTGAACAATACGGCGTTCTGCCCGCAATCGTCATATATCACGTTAGCACGGCGGCAACGTTCCGGTAATGATACGTCGTTGTCCTCCGGTACCAAAATTTCAAACTTTATTCCCTCCGCTTTCAACATCGCCGCAATACGGCGTACAATATCACGGTTAAACTCCCATTCTAACAATTGGGAACCGTCCCCCCAAATGGGGGAACGTTTTCCGGCTGTATTATTGCCGTGTCCGGCATCTAATATAATTATCTTATCCATTTTTATTTTGTTTTATGGGGCTTTTCGCCCCGGTTATTATTCATAAAATTCTGTTGCCCCCTTTTCTAACTCATCCGGTATAAACGGCATACCTACCATTTCTTTGAAGTTTATAATAACCTCAAACAAAGGTTTTCCGTCTGTTCCGCTTTGCAGATAAAAGCCATCATCAATGTTTGAATTAGCCAAAAATCTAACTGACTCGCCCTGCTGAATTGGGAATGATATACTTTTAGACTGAATGTTCTTGGCAATCTTTCTGTTTGCTTCAATGGTTGTTGAATATCGGCTGTTTGGAACTTCCGTTAATGAACCATCCGGCGCAACCTTTGCAGCCCAAAAATTGGCTTCATTAATTGTGCTTGTTTCGTTATATGCCTGCCCGGAATACTGAATTGTTATAATTCCGTCCGCCTCTGCCAATAAATCTCCTTGAACTTTGTTAGGGTCTGACGCTCCGGGGTCTGCCCATGCGTTATTATTGCTTACCAACGCCAAACCCTTTTTAATTCCCAAAGGTATATTTCCTGCAATCTTGTTATATGTATATCGGTAACTTGCATCACCTGCCGGGGTCATAACAACAAATTTTGCATAGTCTTTCTGATACTCCAAATATTTTTCCGAAATATGCGAACTATCTGTTATTACCATTCGATTAAACCACGGGGTTATATCCCCCTCAAAATCATTCAATACCATAGTTGTTGGTATCTGCGAAGCATTAGGGAATATAATTACCGCAAATTCCTTTGCGTCAGTAGGAACAACAAATGTTTTTGTTGCTTCATGGATTCCGCTCACTGCATCCTCTGATATAAATAATTTGTCAGAAATGCTCCATCCTGCATTGAATTGCGGTTGGTCGTTATTGTAACTTACCAATTCCGGTGTTGGTGCTACATTTTCCGACCCGGTGTACTTCATCAATGCAACCACAAAGGCATTTTGTTTGTCTGTAATTTTAACGGTAGCTTTGTAATTTTTACCACGGCAAACAAAGGTGTCAAATCTGTTATATCGCTTAAACAAAGAAAATACGGGCAAATCCTTGTTATTATCTTTAACAATTAGCTGATTATTAGATATACTTACCTTTGCTGCTGTCTTAACTGACAAATATGTATTATCCCCCATATATGTAACATCATTGTTAATTTCCGTTTCGGGTTCGGGGAAAATCAATGTCCTTGCAAGGTTCAAAGAATTATATCCGTAATACTTGTTGTTCATCTTTACTTGATACCCGGTAAATGCCATAAATGCCAACAACGCCTTTCCTACTCCATAGTCTTTGCCTACTGACTGAATCAACACACATGAATTTGCCCCAATAG